CACTTTTTGTTATACTATGTATATAATGAAAAATCAAGAGGAAACAAATATGAAAGAATCAAACCTAATCGAGAAAGTCGAAATCCTATGTAAGGAATTGACTGAGTCTCTACATGCAGCTTACAAACATACTGCAAATGACTACTACGACTATTCAGTCGGTAAGAAGTATATCAAAATAATCTCTAATGGAAATCAGACTTCTGTTTGGGGTTTCATCAATATCGGTGAGTTCGTTAAAGAACGTAAGATGACTAATGAGATTAAAAAGGTTACCTTCAAAGAAGGTGATGTGTTAATGTCTGCAGGTTGGAACACTCCAGCTCTGAATGCACCAAGGGGTAATCTCCTTGAAGGGTATTCTGCACAAGGTCAACAAAACATGTACGGCCCAAGTTACTTAATCTAGGGGTTGACAATGACCCCCACTTTCTGTTATACTATGTATATAATGAAAAATCAAAGGAAAAAAATATGAATGTTCAAACTATAAAAACCGCAATGTTAACAATGAGTCAAGATGAATTGAGTCAGATTGTTCACTATGCAAATCAAATAAAATCGGTATCTGCAACTGCAACTTTTTCAGTTGGTCAGAGTGTGATGGTGGTTCAAAAGACCAAGTCTACTGCTGCCAAGATACTAAAAATGAATACCAAAAAAGCAGTTGTTGAAATGCTGTGGAATGGAAGAGGACTGCAAAAAGTTAATGTCCCTTACTCAATGTTACAGGTAGCTTAATATGTTAATTAAAGAATACGAAATTGAATCAGAGGGTGTCAATGGGACATCCCTCAAAGGTTATGTCAGTACTTGCTATGACACTCTAGTGTCACTGTTTGGAAAACCAACCTACTTAGATGCAGACCCATATGCAAAAGTTAATTGTGAGTGGGTTCTGAATGTCAAGTACTTCGAAGAAGAAGGAATGGAAGACTACGACTATAACTATGAGACAGTCACCATTTATAACTGGAAGGATGGATATGTCCCTCTACAAGAAACACAATGGCATGTTGGTGGGAAGTCCTACCTTGCAGAAGACCTTGTGAAATTAATTGTAGATGGTGAGATAAAAGCCGACTACAACGCAAACTAGGAGTATCGTATGATTACAACTACCCCAATTGATAAGACAGAGTACAACGGAGGTTGGCAGTTCTTATATAAATTTAAAAACGGTTACGGTGCAAGTGTCGTAAAACATGATGGTTCTTATGGAAGTAAGAAAGGTCTGTGGGAACTTGCAGTGTTGAATGAGGAGGGGGAAATTTGTTACCACACCCCCATCACTCAAGATGTCATTGGATATCTTACTGAAGAAAAAGTGGAAGAATATTTAACGGAGATTAAAGAACTATGATTACATATGCAGATGCAAAATTGATTGCAGAAAATACGGATGGGAAATTAACGGCAGACGATGTCATGAACTTAGTGGAGTATGGTACGATGAACTCACAAGACATGGCACCCGATACAGAAACTAAGGGTCTTGAGTTAACGTACTCAGACATGACAAGTGGTTACTAAAATGTTTGAGGGTATGAATCAGAATCAAATTCCTTTCGAACCAGCAGAATGGTTTCCCGAATTGGATGCACTTCAAGAGAGTGGAGAGATGAATATGTTTGGAGCTCCTCAATGGTTGCAGGACAACTTTGGTTTTAGTAAAGAACAATCCATGACTGTATTTACAGCATGGACGGAGTATAAGTCATGAAGTTAAGATACACAACATTTATAGCAGGTGCATTACTAGGTTTCCTAGTGGGTGCATTCAGTACTAAGGTTAACGCCTCAGATGAAAACGGAGATGTCTTTTGTCTTGCACAAAACATTTACTTTGAATCTGCAAACCAACCTCTTGCAGGTAAGATTGCAGTTGCACAAGTAGTTCAGAATAGAGTGGTACATCCATCCTATCCCGACACTATATGTGATGTAGTGTACGATGCAAAGATGAGAGTAAACTGGAAGGGACTAAGTGTTCCTGCTTTAAACAAGTGTCAGTTCAGTTGGTATTGTGACGGTAAGTCCGATGCACCAGTTGACTCAAACACTTGGTTACTCTCTTTACACATTGCACGAGATGTGTTACAATCTAAGTATGGAGATATTACTGAAGGTTCAACTCACTATCATGCAACAAGTGTTCACCCCTACTGGGCAGATTCACTTACTGAAGTTGTGACTGTAGACCAACACATATTTTATAAGTAATGAAATTAATACGTCAAACAGTATTTGGTCAAGAAGAAGTAGAGATTACTAAAACGTGTTCTGTATGTGAAGACGTATTATCTATCGAAGACTTTGGTTTGCGTATAGGTAAAGAACACTCATACAAAGATACAGACGGAGATAATCAAGGTCAACGTAGAAATGAGTGTAAAAAGTGTAAACAAGAACAGAATACAGTTATTAGAAAATTAAGGAAAGAACACCCACTACCCAGTGATTACACTTGCCCAGGCTGTTTAAAAAATGAGAAAGAGATTAGAGGTATTACTAACAAATATAAAAAGAATGGTGTGTTTTGTTTAAATCACAATCACGAAACGGGTGCGTTTGAAGGTTGGTATTGTCAAGATTGTAATATAACACTTGGTCGTAATGGGTCACCTTCAACCTTATATCGTCTTGCAGAACAGCAAGAAGGGTTTGGATATCAGTAAATGAAAGTTACAAATATAGAAAGAACTAAGTGGGGTTCGTATGAAGACAGAACCAATAGTTATGATGACAATACAGATATTCAAATTTTTTGCAATATGGTAAAAACTAATGAGTCTCTAAAAAACTATCTTGCTTCTTTCTTAACTGAAACACCCGATGTCCTTAGACCAAAACCTCATGGTGATTATGGTGTGGATTTGGGTATTGTTCATAACGATGAATTAGTTGCAACAATTGATTTAGAAAGGTGGAGTGCATGGAACGAGGAATGGCCTAGTTACTATAGATATATTCACTTCCTTGCAAGAAAAGAGAAGTTCCTTAACCAACACGAATCCCCATTCTTCATGGCATTTCTCAACTTTAAACGAGATAAAGTGTTGATGATATCAAAAGACGATATACAAAAATATCCAACTAAAGAAAAGTTTTTCCAAGTAAAAAATAGGACAGACATGGTAAGAGAATTGCCTCTATCGGTTGGACATGTATTTGGTGAGAATATTACCGAAAAGGAAAGGAGTATATTTTACAAATGAACATATTTTACTTAGATAACGACCCAGTCAAATGTGCAGAGATGCATTGTGACAAACATATAGTCAAGATGATTATAGAGTATGCACAACTCATGTCCACAGCACATAGAATGTTAGATGGAGAACATTACATCGATGCATCTAGTGGTCGTAGAATACAAAGATGGAGATTACAAGATGGAGATATGGATGCAGTTGTTTATAAAGCAGGTCACACAGGACACCCTAGTGCAATTTGGACAAGAGAGAATGCAGTTCATTACCAATATGTTTACGACTTATTTGTTGCCTGTTGTGATGAGTACACATTACGTTATGGTAAGATACACCTTACCGATTCAAAACTAAGGGACTGTCTGAACGTCCTACCGAACAATATTAGTCTTTGTGGATGGAGAGAACCACCTCAGTGTATGCCTGATGATGTCAAGTCAGAATCAGTCATTACTGCATACCATAAATACTATCAGGAATATAAAAAAGACTTTGCAGTATGGACTGCAAGACCAACACCCGAGTTCATGTATGCCAACTTATGATTTTAAAAACAGTGAGACAGGTGAAGTCACAGAACACTTCATGTCTTATAAAGTTTTAGACCAATTCAAAAAAGATAATCCTTCACTATCACAAGTTATCGGAGCTCCACAAATCGTGGGTGGTACTGGTGACAGAGTTAAGACAGATGATGGATTCAAAGCAGTTCTATCTAAAATCGGAGAGAACTATAAAGGTTCTGATTTAGATAAAAAGGTAAACCCACAATCTGCAAAGGATATCAAGACAAGACAGATTGTTTCAAAACATATGGATATCCAATCGGGAAAGACAAAGTTCCAAAAATAAAAAACCCCTAGACAAACATTGACATACAGAGTATAATACATTATGAAAGAATTTACATGCACACTGGGTGATTTAGAATCACTACAAGATAACATGACTCGTGGTCAAGAGAACGGGAAGAGGTTTTATCAAACACCCGATGGACAAAAATACCCAAGTGTTACAACCGTAACAGGACTACTCACAAGAGACCACATTAAGTTGTGGAGAGAACGAGTAGGTGAAGAAGAAGCAAACAAAATTTCAAGTGTCGCTGCAAGACGTGGTACTAAGATGCATTCTTTGTTTGAACAATACCTTCGTGCAGAAGAAGAGTTAGTCTTTGAAAATATCTTAGACGAGTCTATGTTCAAAGCAGTACAACCAGTTTTAGATGATATCATTCCAGTTGCTTTAGAAGCAGGAATGTATAGTGACTCCTTACAAATGGCAGGTCAAGTAGACTGTATTGGTTTTTGGGATAACGAACTTTGTATTATAGACTTTAAGACAAGTGCAAAGTATAAAGAAGAATATATGGCCGACCCTTGGTTTCATCAGATGACTGCATATGCAATCATGGTTGAGGAACTTACAGGTGAGGAAATAGATTCAATAGTAGCAGTTGTTGCTGTTGATGGAGGAGGGGTTCAAGTCTTTGAGGCAGACCCTAGAGATTATGTTGAGAAACTATACGAGTTAAGAAATCGTTATGGTACATTATACGGAGTATAAGAATGGGAATTAGATTTATAGAAAACGAATGGCATCAAACTAAAATTGCTAATCAAAAGGAAGTTGAAGCAGAAATGTTAACAGAGATTGGAGTCACAGAAGAAGAGTTCATGTGTTTCCTTGAAGATGAGTTTGAAGAACTTTCAGATGACAAACAAGATGCAATCAATAATCTTATAATGGATTTAGATACACTTGACTCATACGAAGATATGTGGACTATGAGAAAAGGTGGTTTCGATACTACTTACGAACTAGGTGAACTAGAAGGATAGTCATGATAAGTAAAAAAGAATTTACAGATAAAGTAGAGAAGTTAGTGTTAATGGGAAGTGATGTACTAAGTGCAATCATTAAAATTTGTGAGGACAACAACCTCGAACCCGAAGCATCAAAGAGATTAATCTCAACTCCTCTCAAAGAGAAGTTAGCTGATGAAGCAAAGGGACTGAACCTTATCAATCGTGGTGAGAATTCAGTCGGAACAATAACCAAGTTTTTCACACAATAGGAGAAAATTATGAAAAAAGGTGATATCGTCACAGTAGTGACAATTAGTGGTGAGTATGTAGGTGTACTCGAATCAACAACAGATGCTGGAGTTGCAATAGAAGACCCAAGAATGATTCTATCTAACCCGAATGATGGGTCGATGGGATTTGCAAAAGGACTAGCTGCAACAGGACAAGAGAATCCACCCCATGCAATATTTCAACAAGTAGTATTCGTTGTACCAACAGCAGAACATGTTGCAGATGCACATATGATTGCAACTGGTAAAAAGGAAGCTTCTAAGATTGAAGTACCTGCACAGAAAAAAATTATTGCACCCAAATAAGGAATCGTAGGTAATGGAAGTAATGACACATACGAAGAAGGCACTTCTATTAAGAAGTAACGGTACACCCGTTCATGAATATAATACTGTGCCTCAATTGATTCAAAAGATTGCATTGTGGCATCAAGATAGAAACCTCATTGAGGGTTCAACGGATAAAGACCAGTACATGAAACTCATACAGGAATGTGGTGAGTTGTCCGATAACATCTGTAAGAACAAAGACATTGCAGATGACATTGGTGACATCATGGTAGTGTTAATTAACATTGCAGTCCGTAATGGTCTATCCATAGAACATTGTTTAGAGGTTGCATACCACGACATCAAAGACCGTAAAGGTACGATGGTAGATGGGGTCTTTATCAAAGAAGACTTACGATGACCAGTAGAGAAGGATATGATGCATACACATTGTACCTTGGAATAAAGTTACACTTCTATTCTAAAGGTTATGATTTTATTAAGTACAATGGTAAAGTAAAGTCAGATATCAATTCCTTCTTAAAACGTAAAGACAAGTATCACTTTGGTAAATTGTTTAGAACGTATAAACAAGAACTGCAAGATTTCTATATTGCAAATCTGTCCTTTAAAGATTATTGGGCGGGTGACCTCTTAGATGCTGAATGTGATAAGAGATATAGAGAATGGAAAGGTAGACAACAGAAAATGTCTTACATGTTTAAGACTGATGTGTCTGATTTACTTTTAAAGAAAACAATCAACCAAGTACTAGAGGTAAAAAATGGACAACATCCTCTTCTACTTAAATCCTATTTAGCTAAGAAGACCTCTTTAGAAACTATGTGTATATTGGATGACATCATAGGGTTTACTAAAGATTGGGAGAGATTAATATCAGAACAAATCGTGTACCCCGAAGTTCAGTTGAAATTGAACAAGTACAAAGCTTTCGTCTCAGTAGATGTGAACAAGTACAAAAACCTGTTAATGGACATATGCAAGAAGTAACAATATTAGGTAACGGCCCAAGTAGAGTAGGTTTTGACTTCTCTAGTGTCACACATGAAGTGTGGGGTTGTAATGCAATCCATAGAGACACTAACGAGTGTGACATAGTGTTTGCAGTAGATATGCCTGTACAGAAAGAGTTAGTTACCTCAGATTACTATAGAGGTAATCTAGTTGCATTTGCAGATATCGACCCACTACCAATTGAACTGTTTGGAAGTCTTGCTTCTACTATGGAAGGTGTATGTGAAGTCAATATTAAAGATGATGACACACACTTTATGATACAAGGTGATGGAGAGTCCACAGATTTTTTGGGTCTAATACGTCCCGATTTAATTGTTACCTATGATACCCCTTTACTGAGAAACCTGTTTACAGGAATGTCTGCATTAGGGTTTGCAATGGACAATGGTTATGAACGAGTCAATCTGATTGGTTTTGATGCATTGGAAGGTGACAACTTTGAAAACATTTATGAAGGTAGTGTAAACTATATGCATAAATACAATACCGAGTCTGAAGTGCTTAATGCACAACGGAGTCAGTTCATTGCACTCTTAAGGGAGTACAATGATTGTTCAGTATACTTAGGAAACCCTCTTGACAAAGGAAGGTCTATAAAGTATAATGAACTATCTTATTATGAAGTAAGTGAAGAATGGATTTTAGGTCAAGGCCTTAAGTCTTTAATATAATTGTTAATAAAATTGTAATAAAATTGTAATACAATAGGAGAATACAATGAGTAGTAGTTTAGATAAACTAAGAGCAGCAATGGAAACTGCTTCCCCATCCGATGGTGGAAAACAAAAATCCTTCAGTGACGACACAATGTGGAAACCCGAACTAGATAAAACTGGTAATGGTTATGCAGTGGTTCGTTTCTTACCTACCCCCGAGGGAGAAGAGATGCCATGGGTATCATACTTTGACCACGGATTCCAAGGCCCAGGCGGATGGTATATTGAGAAGTCTTTAACGACTCTTAGTAAACAAGACCCTGTATCTGAATACAATACCGAGTTGTGGAATACTGGGATTGAAGCAAACAAAGATATTGCTAGGAAACAAAAACGCAGACTGCACTATGTTTCTAATGTCTATGTTGTATCAGACCCTAAAAATCCTGCTAACGAAGGTAAAGTGTTTAAGTATAGATTTGGTAAAAAAATCTTTGAAGCTCTTAAGGAAGCAATCTCACCTGCATTTGAAGATGAGAAAGCAATTAATCCTTTTGACTTGAGAGGAGAAGGTGCTAATTTCAAAATCAAAATCCGTAAGGTTGATGGTTACTGGAATTATGATAAATCAGAATTTTCTGATACTGCACCATTATTTGATGACGAAAATAAGTTGAGTGGTATATATACACAACTACATTCATTATCGGGTATTATTGCACCAAGTGAATTCAAGACTTATGAAGAACTCAAAGAGAAACTTCAAAGAGTACTTGGAAGTGCTGGTACTACTTCAACTGCAGAAAGTATTGCAGAAGACTTGGACGAAGTTCCATGGTCTAATGTAAACACTGATACAGTTGCAGCGGAACCTGTAATCTCATCAGCTGAGTCAACTCCACAAGTGGAAGAAGATGATGCGATGGATTACTTTAAGAACCTAGCTAACGAAAGTTAATTAGAGTTCTTAGTTGGGATGGTCTCATTATATTAATGATATACTGTGAAAGTGAGACCATACACTAAGACCGTGGATTTACTCTTCTTAGAAGAGTGGGGGTACTTAGTAAGGGAAAGGTTAACAGCAAACATTGCGGGTTAATCGGTTAGGAGCGGGAATGCTGTAAAGCGTGGGGCGACTTAACACTTTTATTAATAGGAAATACATGAAATACGATAACAAGAATAGACCAAAAAGAGACTTCAAAAATACTGAAGTTCCCTTCGATATTATGCTCAGACAATTTAAAAAATATTGTGAGAGGAAAGGTATTGTAGAAGAGGTAAGAGAAAGAAGGTATTTCTTGAAACCATCATTCATTAAGAATGAGAAGAACCAAAAACAAAAACGTAGAAACGAGTTAAATAGAATTCGTGCATCTAAGTCTGTTAGAAGACCAACAGGATTGCAACGATAGAATAGGAATTAGACATGAAAAAGACAAGTACCCCTCAAAGACCGAAGTCTCGGTTTGGTAATGTCTTATTTGCTAAGGACTCACCATTCAAACATCAAGTCGTAAAAGACCGAACCAAGTACACTAGGAAAGATAAGTTCAAAGAACCTCTTCCAGTTAGTTACTAAAACACTCCTATTATTCTTGGGTGATTTACGGATGATTGACCAGTATTATTAGCCAAGATGGTTGTGTTTGTTGCAGTAGCAAGGTTTGTAATATTTGATGCACCCTGTACACCCATAGCTTTTATTAAATCTGCAATTGCATCAGTATCACCAGCAGGAAGATTTCTTTCATTAACTATGGACACAACATCTTCCATAGTTAATCCAGTCTCGGGTGTAGGGTCTGTAAAACCTTCTGCAAGAGTTGTATTACTTAACACTTCAGTATTAGCTCTTTCTGCTGTTGCACTATCTCTATCAATCTGCATGTCTGCTAATACTTGGGATTCTTTACCAGTAACAAAACTCATTATACCTTTGTCAACTCCAGTCATCTCTTTGAGTTTTTCTTCAGAGTCACCCATGAGGTAATCAGTGGCACCACTGGCAAGAACAGCTCCTGTGGCAGCGGAAGCAAGCATGACTCCAGCTGTAACCCAACCTACTGGGTTAGATGCTAAAAAGAACCCTGCTGCAACAGTGGCGGCTATTCCACCAACCAGTCCTGCAGTTGGGACTGCTACGTCTTCTCTCTTTTTGTCGATTATATATTGAGTAAATTCTGTAGATTGTTCAGGTGTTATCTCTCCGTTGGCTAACTTGAAT